TTAGCCAACGGAGCAGGCATACGATAAGTAACACCCTTGTCAGTTTCACGGTTACCTGCGGCAACAATGCTAACACCTTTTGGCAGTACATAAGTACCAACACGGCGATTCAACACCAATTGGAATGCCGCTGCCTGTGTAGCAGGCGCCGCCGAATTCAATTCATCCAAGAACAGGATTGCGGTAGAATTTGGATCAGTGGGCAATTCTGCAGGAGGTGCCCAAGTCATTGTGCCTGAATCGGAATTGTAATAAGGGATGCCTTTAATATCAGTAGGCTCCCAAAGGCTCAATCGAACGTCGACTACTTCCCGACCCTGTTCGTCGCCAATTTGTTTAACGATATCGGACTTGCCAATACCGGGCGGGCCCCACATAAACACGGGACGTTGAATTTTGACACACTTACGAATAGAACGTTTTGCTTCGTTAGGTGTAACGGTACGATTTGCGCTGAGTTTCTCTGCCATTTGAGTCTTTCAAAAAATAAAACAGTGGGTTAATTTGTTACTGTGTTACTATTGTAGCGCAAATTTAGGTATTTGTCAAGTAGAAGTGGTGTTGTATTTTTGCGACATTGTCTTAGCTTTGTTATATTTTTGGAGATCTCCCCCAAAAAGTACTAGTTGTACTGCAAGTTTTTCGGTAAAAACTACAATGTGCTTTCGAGTAAGATAATATGGGCTACCAATAAAGTGCTCTAAATCTAATATAAATTGGTTAGTTACTGTGTCTAACGGTTGTGGAAAGACTATTTTGTAAGATTTGAATCCTGCTTTTTGTTCAAAATCTTCTAATCCTCTGTCAGTGAGTCTCATGCTGCCAGTCTCTCTAGGGTTTTGCCACCACAATCTATACCAGTCTTTGAAACTTTTTTCCGTGATTTGAATTCCTAGCTGTTCTAAGATCTTCCTAGTTAGTAACGTCTTCTGATCCATCATAGTTGACCTGCTCGCCCGTAGTTAACTTGAATACAGCAAAGTCATTGCAATTGAAAAGTTTATTGAGCTTTTCTGCAAGATTAAATGCGTGACCTTTATTAGAAAAACTAACTTTTTTATATTTTGGGCCCAGTCGTTGTGCTATAATGCTGGTAGTTTTTAAGTTTACAGGCTGCGCCTTGTAAAAAACTGCCCAAATAGCATCTGCTTCTAAAACTTGTTCAGTTTTATAAGTTTTCTTATTGGTAATTTCTAATAATACTTTTGGCTTTGGCCTTGACATATATGCGCTCCGGAATTGTGTACGCATATATTTATTCCAAATCTTATTAAAATCTACCACCGTCCATTTTAACTTGAATGGACTCTGGAGTAGGGTTACTTACTACAGTCTGTTTCTCTGTTCCGGCTAGTCTAGTCATTGTTGTAGCTAGACTATCATACAGTGCCTGTACTTCTTTTATGTCTAGATTTAGACTCTTCTGATTACTTTTTACAGCAATTCTGGCCTTTTCTAAGAACATTTCGATAGGTAAAGTGTTAAGATAGGTCATTTTTCTTTCCCTAATTGGCTAAGTGACTGCTTCATATCTTCGTCAGTTTTGAACGGTCCTTTATAAGGATATCGTTCTAGCGTAATTAGTTTAGGACAAAAACTCTTGACCCATCCTTTTCGAAATTGAATAATGTAATAACCTGCACAATATAAACTTTTACTTTTACTGCTCTTAGAGTAGATTGGCAATTTCTTTTTAATATTATAAACTGGATTATGCGGCTTACTACTACACGGGTACTCGTAAACATTTAACAAAACTTCTGGCTTTTTTGTAGAAACTTTAATAATTTTTTCTACTTCTTTCCGTACATCTTCGCCGAACTGATTTTTGATTTCTTCTTTGCTAGGAAAATCAATCTTCATTCCTTGCCGATAGAAGCTAAAGCCTTTCTTTTCTTTATTAAGGGTACCTAGTTTTTTCCCACCATCTTCGACTATCCAAATTTTATTTGGAACTAACACTTTAGCAACTGCGTTCATTTTACATACCTTGCATTTAATGGATCTGCATACGACTGCACGTTATCACTAATCCGTTGAAGATCGTATTCTGCACAAAATTTAAGTAATCGAATTCCTACCTGAGAGATGTTCTTTTCTTTTTCGAGTGCTTCGTTAATTGTGTCAGTAATGATAGTACGGATCTCTTCTGGTTGTGCTGTTAAATCACACAGCAATTTGTTACGCTCATAACATTCCTTAACTCTCTGTTCTGCACCTTCATGGTCAGTCCAACGCTGAAGCATGAGATTGTTCCAAGAATAGCCTTTTGTATTACGATCTGCAAATGCTTCTCGTAATCCAATTTTATTCTTTGTACCCTTTTCTCGAACACCGGGATACGCACTAAAAATATTATCGCTAGTATCGCCACGCATACATTTTTCAAATAACAACCATTCAGGATCCGGAATAGCCTTAGGCAAGTTAGTTTTCTTATCAATAACATACTTGCCCTTCTCGTCAAAGTATCCCTCGTGAGTAATTGTAACTTGAGTAACACCGTTATATTGTTTCACATTAGGTGCAATTAATTGTGCAAAGTCGCCGTCTGTGCTGATCACAATGTGACTATCGTCGGGGTGACTTTGAATAAAACCTGCAATTAAATCATCTGCTTCTAATCTAGGATGTTGAAGTACTGTGCAATTAGTCTTGTTAATAACAAAATCTTTGAATTGATCAAATGTTTCCCAAAACAGTTTTTCTTCTTCAGCTTCGCGAGGACTATGTGCCGCCCGAGCTTCTGTGCGTTGACGCTTATACGGAGCATAAGCATCCTTTCGCCAGCTTCTACCTTCTAAGAAAAACACCACATGGGTTCCATTAAAATCTCTCCATGCCTTCCTAACAGAGTTAAGAATAATTTGCATGGCCATTCCTACTTTTTCATCTGCGTTGCCGCGGACTACGTGTCTTGCACGAAAGAATGTATTTGCTGTATCGACTAAAATATATACCATTAGCTAATTTCGGCTTTGCCGTTGCCTAAGTTGTTTACATTAACATAGCCAGATCCGCGTCCGTCCATATCAACTCCCGCTTCGTTCCCAATGTTACGACACAAATCCTGAAACCATCTGTCGACAATCTCTTCATCGCTGTCGCCATTATAACCTGCTAGTCTTAATTCTACTATAAAATACTCGTTCCAGTCAAGCTCAAAAAAGCCATTTCTTACATTATCTTTGTTTACTTTAGTATCAAGTACTGCAATATACGACTCTTCTTTTTCGGTTGCACGTTCTTTCGGAGTCAATTTAGCAAGTCGAATTGTTTCTTCAACAGCAAGTTGCTCTTTAAGTTTTGCTTGAAGAGCTACTTCGGCAGCTAATTCGATCTTGTCTATTCCTAATACTCGCTTGATAAATTTTTTCATTAAGTTCCCCACTCATTCTTAAACAATGGCACTTGGAGTCGATCACTATATCTTAATCCATTCTTTATCGCCATGTCTGCTACTTTACGATTGTTTAGTGTATATATACTTTCCACACCGCCCACTGGCATTAGGTAAACGTGACCAGTAAAGCCTGCTTTACGATATGCGGCAATAGCACATTCGGCGTCTGCAAAGTCTTGTTCAGTAGCAATAACAAACTTCAAATAAACTGTACCATAGTTTTCGTAATCGCAAACTACTTCAGGTTTGATAGCATCGTCCCATGGTTCGCCTGAGCAAGGAAGTTTGGCACTTACACTGAATGTAATTTCTCTTTCATCACTGCCGAATGTCCAGTCTGTTAGATAATCTTTGAACGCCTGTGTAAGACGCATTGTGCCGTTTGTTTCAAACGTAATTTCTTTTAGGCCACGCATCTTTTCATGATTGAGTAAGTCCGGATAAGCACGTTGCCAGCCTAGTAAAGGCTCACCACCTGTAATAACTAGATGCTCATCTCGCCATTCTCCGAACGGAATAATTTCCGCAATTCTGTCGGCGATTGCTTCTGAAGTGAGCATTGGACTAAGGTCCTTAAAATCAGGATGCCAGCTAGCATAACTATCACAACCCGTAGAAACCAAAGGAAGTTTTTCATATTTGTCAAATGCTTTAATCATAGTATGTGTGGCCGCAATGTCAGTGGCTTCGTGACTAATTTCACCCCTCGGCATGCCAAATCCTTGACATGTGAAGTTACAGCCATATGTACGTAGAAACACAGACGGGACACCCATATAGCGTCCTTCTCCTTGAATGGAATAGAATAATTCACTTACCTTAATTTTGCTCATATATGTTTGACCATTGTTTTAGTTTTTCAATTTTTGCTTTTTTAGCAATTTCTAGATGTTCTAACGATATTACACTCTTTTCTAGCATGATGTCAATCATTGCGAGCATATCCCCAAGTTCTTCTTCTAAGTGTTCGCGATTAGTCTTTGGTTTACCTGGCTTGAAATTATCAATTCCAAATCGACTAATTTTACTAACTGCTTGGATTACTTCTGCACATTCTTCTTGCAAAATATCCATTACTTCTTTTGTAATACTATCCATTTTTTCCATTTTTAGCTCTTTCCGTTAGGTATGTATCGTTGTGTATCCATTCATTGTTTACAAGAAATCCCCATTCGCGTTTTTGGGGCCCCGGCATAAACATTGTCCATGCTGTTATATTTGGATCTAATTCAATTCGGTGATAACTGGTAGCACTGCATATACGGAAATGACCGGGACCTCGCCACGTACATGTTTCGGCAATCTTTTTTCCGTTACCGTCAAACACAGGAGTCCATTCATAGTATCCGCCTTTAAGAATCAAAGTAGCGTAAGGCCATGGATGATCATGCACATCATCGGGGTCTGACTTAAGAAACTTGTGAATGAACACATTAAAGGGGAAATGCTTTCTGTCCTTAAGAAAAATATAGTAACGTTCGAGATAAGGTTCATTTTCTTGCCTGTCCATTACAATGCGTTTGCGGCCTAATTTTTCTAATGTATTCAATAACCATTTCATTTACATATTTCCAAAAAATCATCTAATCTTTTTGCAGCCTCATCGAAATCTATAGCCCATACCTTAGCGTATATAATACCATCTTTAATATTAAGATCAAATGGTACTACTCCATTAAATCTAAAGTCTTTTGGTAATTCTGTTGTAACATCAAATTCCTGCAGATACTTTGCACGGCTAATAAAATGATCCATTATGTCTTTTGCTGTTTCCATATTATTCCTTTGGAAATTCTTGACTAAAAGGCCACGATGTATTTGGATCAGGCCTCGGCTTTAGATTAACGTCCTCTTCAATAACTTCACCTGTTATTTCATCACATAGACTAACTTGATATGGAGCAATGATATGTACCGCAGTATCTTCTTCTTGCCAATCATGTTCTCCATCGAATAGCCAACCAGCCCCGCCCTCATAGTAAAGTTCTTTGAGTTCTTGTTGTTCCATTTCTTCAATGTCGTCACTGAATTCCCATTCAACACTAACACTGTCGTCAAACTCACAACCCCAACCGCAATCAGTTCGAGCATAGGCAACGGGATCGCCTTGCCAAGGAAGATTGCAATCTAAATCACTTTCAATAAACCCCTGTCCCCAACGATAGGTTTCGTCGATGTTAAACCAACTAATAGTGCCATCTGGATTTTCACGAAACATTTCTACATGATAGATAATGCTTTTCTTTTCCAGGGGCTTGATCAAGTAGACTTTTGACATAATTATTTTCTGTCGCCAAACAATTGTAGCAGATTAATAAACAAGTTGATAAAGTCCATATACAGAGTTAGTGCGCCGCGAATTTCCACAACATCGCTAGTATCTACACTAACTTCTTCTCGGATTCTTTGTGTATCATAAGCAGTCAATCCAAGGAAGATGATAATTGCCAATGCTGAAATAACCATTTGCATAACTGTACTACCAATAAAGATGTTAACAATACTGGCAATGACGATAGCAATCAATCCCACAAACATCATCTGGCCCATTGAGCTTAGATCTTTTTTGGTAAAGTAACCGTAACCACTCATTACACCAAACAAGATTGCCGCGCCCATAAAGGCACTAACAATTGATCCCATATTGAATACAGCAAAGATCATGGAGAAGCTCAATCCCATTAATGCCGCAAATCCATGTAGACAAAGTTGTGCTACACTTTTACTAGGATTATTGCCTAATACGTAACTGATACCAAAGATTGCGGCCAGCGGAGCAAAGATTACAATCCACTTTAGCACACCTGTGAAAAAGAATTGTAGCAACTCTGGACTAGTGCCCACAAAGTAACTGACTAACATTGACACAATAACAGCTAGACTCATGTGTCCGTAGACCCGTCCCATTGCCGAATTGATTTCACTAGCACTGCGGTAATTTAGGACCCCACTACCTGTATAATTTGTTCCAAACATAATATTCTCCTTAACGTTTGTTTGATTCTTGCAGACTTAATGTATCAAAGAATTCTTTCTTTGTGCCTGCATCTTTATTAAAAGCACCTCTAAGTACAGACGTAGTTGTCGAACTATCATGTGCCATAATTCCTCTATTTTCACAGCATCCGTGTGTCATTCTTAGATAGACTCCGACGTTTTCACTGTCCGTTGCTTTGCTAATTTCTCTAGCAATGTCATTACAAAGTTCCTCTTGTAGAGTACCTCGACGGGCACACCATTGTGCGATACGAGTGTACTTGCTAAGACCGATCAGTTTCTCTGCCGCAATAATGCCAATATAAGCAACCCCAGTAACGGGTTGGTGATGATGACTACACATACTACGAAGTTCACTGCGAACCACGAGCATGCCTTCGTAACGGTCCTCCGAATCATTTGGAAATGCCGTGGCGTCCGGTGCTGGTTCATATCTACCCTCCATTATTTCGTTAAAGTACATCTTGGCAAGTCGTCTTGCTGTGCCTTTGCTATTGGGATCGTTCTCGCGATCAATAAGCAACGAGTCTAACACTTGTTCAAATGCAGTTGTTGCTTCTTCAATTAGTTCTGGCATAACATTACTGTCAATGTATTCACTGATGTTGTCACCTGCCCAGAATCTTTTGTTATCCTGTTTCATTTTATCGCGGATAGCTTGCGATAGATTTTTACTGTTTTCCAATTTTATTGTTCTCCGAGTTAACGACGTGGATGTCATTTATACATTATTGTATAGTATTATTTAGGTTCTTGCAACCTTAGTAAAGTATTTTTCTTTACCGATGCATCAATTGTATTGAGTGATACATTAAACGATTCTGCATATTTGAGTAAGGCTGCGGTATCTTTTGGAAAACACATTCCGCCAAATCCCAATGCCCCATCGGGTCCCGGAACTCGCATATGACTGTTACCAATTCTTGGATCAAGATTAACCAATCGAGCAACATTATTATAATCAATACCCGATGCCGCAGCTAACCCTGCAATCTCATTCATAAAAATTACCTTAGTAGCAAGGAAACAATTAATTGTGTACTTGGCAAGACTAGCTTCCGCCGCAGTGCAATGTACAACAGTTTGTAATGCTGTTTGACTTAATCTAATTATACGTTCTGCTTCTCTAATGTATGCTAGTGTAGCACCACCGATTATTGCAAATTTACCATTAGAGTAATCTCTACTAGCATTTGCCGCAGTTAAAAATTCAGGTGCGTGTACAAGATTTTTATATTGTTTTGATAGATTTTCATAGATAGCAGGCGGCGCGGTCGTTTTACTAATGATAACACCGTTATAATCTTTTAATTTTTCAAGGGTGTTTTCTAAAATACTAGTATCGCAACTACCATCTTCGTTGCTAGGACTAGGTACACATACAAACACTGCCTCGCAGTCTGCAAGATCTTTGTATGTATGTGGTAATCCCTTTGGCGGATCTACTAAAATTAAATTAGCAAGCCCTAAGTCTAATGAGTCTCGAATTGCACCACCGACAAATCCAAGCCCGACAATTCCAAATTTAGATTGATCAATCATTTAATATTCTCCAATAGGGTTTCGGCACTAAAGAAATATTTAGATAAGTCTGTTGCCTGTTTGCGTATTTGTGGAATCCTAGTATCATAGTGATCCATGTGTTGCATAATAGCAAAACACAAATTAGGTCGATTGGCAATGTAATGATCCCAATCTTGCGTCCATTTGCTAGGGTACTTAAATCCTTCGTAATACATTTCACTGTATGACAGGCGATCTGGTACCATAGGGACAGCATCTACTACTGCACCTTCGTAACAACTAATGCCGAGTGTTTCCTGCAAGTTAGCACTGAACACTATTTTAGCTTCACCTAGTAAATTGTGATACTCGTTCTTTGTTAGTTGTTGATCCTGGCACACAACGAATTCATATTGGGGAAGTTGTTCTTTCAAATCACGGAAAATTTCAACTTGTTTTTCAGGAGCAATACGATGCGGAAATAGTATAAGATCACGCTTAGGCATATTTTTATATGCTGTTAACGTATTATCCATATACTCCATAGGCCAACCAGTACGTACAATTTTACCAGAAGTTTTATAATCATACATAGTGCCTAAATTAGCATCGAACAAGTTTTTGCCAAACATATCGATGTGAAAGTCTGTGGCAAAGTAGTTGTGATCAAACGCATGAAAGAAACTCTTTTCAGCGTGTCTAACCCAGGGCTTATCTCCAACTAGACGTCCTAGGAAATCTTGAGGATCATAACTGCCAGCATGCCATAGTCCGTGTATTGTTACTGGAATGCCCAGCAACTCACTCATGTACTTGAGATTGATGACGCCAGGGTGCCAAGCATCAGTAAATACAAAATGATCACCTGGGCGAACGGCTCCGTTGCAAAATAGCCGACCCATCTGCTCAACCTGCCGAGCCTTGTAGATGTTTGTGCCGCCAAAATTAAGAAAAGCCCCAGGGGTAGTAGCACTAGGAATGTCGTCAGGGCCGCAGATAACTTGAACATTGTGTCCTGCCTTGTTAAGTAGTGTAGGAACGTGCGATTTCCACTCGCCGGTATATCGAGTGGAAACTGCTTCTAAATCAATTAGAAAAACGTTCGCCATTGTTACGATTTTCGTAGCGTGGGTTTTTGCCCTTGTACCCTTCGCGTGGCTTACCGCGATTGGCAAAGTATCGATACTCTTGAGAACGATACATATCTGCTGGGTTAAAATCCAACAAGTTAAAGCGGCAGTGATCGAGCCACGCTTCTAGGTCATCGAAGATTTTAGAAACTTCTGGTTTCATGAACAAAGTCTTCTGGATGTGTTTTGGCTGTGCCATTGTGTTTTCCTAATATTAGGGTTGATTAAAAAATGTAAGTGTGGCGCCATTCTCGCCGTCTTCACTTACGTCAATGATGGTCTTGCGACCAGCATACCTTGCAGTAATTGTTGCGTTAAGTTCGCGAGCAATCATTTCACAAGATTTGTGGTTGAGTTCGAGAATGCCATCATTGTAGCACTTCTCGAGCCAACGCTTAAACTGGATAAATTCGATGTCACGATCATCTTGGAAGACTTCAATAGAAACTTTGAAGTGGAAGATGTGACGGTGTGGTGTTCCAAGGAAACTAACATCATACATATCGCCTGTAGCCAACTTAGGATCAGTTGCAGCCGCAGGATACATATGAATTCCTTCTTTACGGAAGGTAACCCAAATCATTGATAGATCATTGTTCATTTAATTACTTTATCGTTGTTGTATTGTGACCAGTCAGTAAATTTACTGCGATCTTGTAGAGTATGTAGGCTGTGTGACCACACACCTGGATTAGTTGCTTTGAAATCTTTGTCATCAATCTTAAGCATTGTATTGTAATTCCATAACTTGATGTAAGGAATTGGCACTCGAATTTGAGGAATAAAGTTATCTGATTCACAAAGTCCGCTATCGTTAAATTCTTCAACTTGACCAAGGGGAATGTCTAGACTACACAGATACTCTTTATCTAAAAAGAATCGAATCATGTTTTCCCATGCTTTGTGGTCATCATATGTTTGCGGATTATAACTGTGATTTGCACCGAAGAAGATATGCTCTGCGCCATTTAGATTGGCTGCAATTTCTTCTACAGTGTGTACGCCTGTTACAAACAATGTTTTTAACCCAAATGCAGGAGTATGTTCAACTTCTATGCCAATAAAGAATTGGACATCAGTTGCTTCACCGGAATCGTAAGTTCGTTTCATTATAATTTTTTATTAGTTTTAATTTGCTAAACAATAGTATAACTTAATAATTGGATAAGGTCAAGCCTCAAATCCTTTTTCTTCCAATTCTCTAAGCATATCGTCATCTGGATTTTCCAAATCAACTTCTTCTGCATTAGTTACTTCTTCGAATGCAAACAAATTACCGAACGTATTTTGAGCTGCACCGCCCTGTAATCGAGATCCTTCTAATGCTTTTAGGAAAGGCCCTGCTTGTTCGATTAACGCAAACGCATCTGCTTTACTTGTAGTATTAAACAAGTCCTCGATAAAACTACTAAAGTACAGAATATTACGAGGAACCCAATCCGAATATTCATCACTCATGTCCTGAGCTTTAACTTTTTTCCAATGCTTCCAGGACATCTTATCTTTAGTTTTGGCAATTTCGATATCCATTAACTGTTGAGCACGTTGTACAGCAACGATATGGCATTCAACATTATGGCCCATCATTAACGCATAAGCAAAACTATCCCACGATGTTTTGTTCGGAATCTTACCTAGCTTGTTTAACTTTGGAGCAACATGATAATGTGCCGGATTCAAATGATCAAACTTAGCACCATTTAATTCTGCATCAGTCTTACGTTCGCCTAGATCATAATAGGCGATGTCTTTCATTGTTAGTCTTCGACCAATTGTTGATTCGAATGGGAACGGGATATCGCTTCCGGCAAGTGATTTGTTGTCTGGGGCCTTGTCCATAATAACACTCCACCTTTTTGGCGTGTGGACTGCGTTTGTGTAGACAAGTCCGTGCGCTGTTGCGATGAACGGTGAGGCGCAGTCAAAAGATACGGTAAGCTCTTCATTGATATGTTTCCTAATTTGTCGTTGAATTAAAGTCAAGTAACAACTCCAGTCAAGTTGCGCTGTACCCAAGAAGTGGATCCAGTTTTTGCCCTTCAGCAAACCATCTTCTCTAAGTGTCATGAGACGCTTGAGAGTAATATCCATCTTGCACATGTTGGCACCACCGAATGCCCAACCTTCTGCTTCACGACCCGCATACTTACCTTTAGGGTCGCTAAATTCTTTTACACCGTCATACCATTTTTCAGCGGTATCCCAGTCACCACCTTGTAGCACGTTCAGCCACTTAGTTTGACCTAACCGATTCATTAGGAAGTAATCGTTATTGTATCGAGTCTTATCTAAACAGTCATCGAATGTCTTCAATCCAGTTTTAGGACTGTGAATATGATCACATGCCCATGTTGGAACGTCTAGCATCATTGACCAGTCAGCAGTCACTTCCAACCACTCTAGAATCTTTTGACGAGTCTTTGTAGCTTCCTTGCCTTCAAAGTCTAACCAATCAAATTTAAGGACACCCTTACCAATCTGGTATCCACCGGAGTCACCTAAGATCATAGTATTATTACGATCGCGTTGTTGAATCATTGACTCTTGTGTCTGTGCTTTTACAACATCTAACTGTGCATGACCTGCTGAGTACAATCCATACTTGTATGTAAAATATCCTTGTTCAGGATTTAGAAAGTTCATGCCTTCAATGCCACGATCAAAACCAGCTGGCATACGCTCGTCAGAGATAAACTTTTCTAAACGTTGCTTGGCAACATAGGTGCTGTAAAAACTACTAATAGCTGGCAGGTATACTGCATAGTCTTTCTGTAGTGGTGTTAAATTAACTTGTTGTTTGCTCATCTTTACTCAATATTATTGTTGCTTTTAATTGTTCGGCGGCACGTTTCATATTTTCATACGCTGCTTTAACAGCAGGATGACTTTCTGACAATTGTTCTAATGCTGCTTCTTCGGACATCTTATTCATCGCCCATGATATTGCAGATTGGGCACTGCTATTTAGGCTCACTGTAGGATAGCTAGCAGCTACTTGCACCCAGCTGCTGCCATTCCATACTTGTAAATCATTTCCATAAATACGGACCATACCCTGCATTGGATTATCTATGTTAGTAGAAATATAAGGCATCGGTGATGTGCCACCGCCTACCTCGATAAACGCACCGCCGCCTATACCTTTTATCATGCGTTTGCTGGAATAATATATTTGTAAGTAGCAAGTCCACTATCTAATGTGATTTGCATAGCACCTTCATTACTAAAACCAATCTTAGCATTATTTGCATCTGCAATCTTTAGAATACTTAATACACTGCTAACAGGCCATGTCCATGCTTTATTTAGGTTACCTGTGACATTTGTTGCAAAAATAAATTCACCACCGTGTGTACTTTGATCACCAAAGATAAACTTTAGATTACCGCTTTCTGTTTTTGCCAAGAATGTAGTGTGCTCATTGTTTGCACTGGCCTGGAAGTTAAATCGTTGTACAGATTGTAGGGTAGGGGCAACTTCTACATCCCACTTAACACCTTTGAATTTAATTGTCTTTAACTTTTCGTTAATGATTTCAGTGTTCATGAAACGATAATCGTTCTTAAAATCGCCAGCCTTATTTTCAAAGTGAAGACCAACTGGAATTTCTTCTCCGTTCCGTTGGCCCTTGACTACTTCAATAGTTGCATCCTCTTTGTATTCTGGACAATCTAAATGATACTTTAGTTTGTTCAATTGCGGCATCCCAAATACTCCAAGCATATCTGGATGTGGATTTGCAGTTTCTGCTTGCATAATAACACTACGGTCATCCGCCATAGAGTCGATCGCTGTTTTTTTATCATCGCCTGTAATCTTTACGATATTAAGGAAGCCCAGATTATGGGTGTGTTGTACGATGTCTTGTAGAATGTCTTTCATTTGTAGATCCTTTTGTTTAGTTTAGTTAGATTTAACAATAATGTCAAATGTTTTTTCACCTAAAATTGAAATTTAGGCTAATTCTATGTTTACTACTAGAGTAATGGTCGATAGCATGTATAGTTTCTTTAGTCATTATCATTAGAGTGGGCGGATTAAATGGTACTATAACAATTTCATTAGTGATATCGTGAATAAATTTGAATTCACCTCCGCAATTGACATCTCCGTCGAGCCAAATAATGCCCATATACGGATCCTCGACTATTGTATCTTTATTGGCACCTAATCCTACTTCGTTATGCCAATCCAATCCATTCATGATTTTATCATATTTGATATAATTGATCCATCCTTCGGATACAGTTACCTCTTCTTTTTTTAATATATGTTGTAAGAAAATCTTAAAATTATCTTTGAATTCCCGAGACAAGTCTCGAATATATTTTTTATTTTGAAAACCTAGATCTAAATCTAAGCTAGATTCTAACCTGGCTAATTCTTTTTCAAAAAAGTCAGGTAAATGATCCAACGGATAAAGTTTATAAAGATCCATATTATTCGAATGTGAATAGAGAACCGAATGTATTAGTTTGTGTAGTGGAATCTAAATCCCATTCTAGTACACCAATTAAGTTATCAATTTTATTATTGATAATAACTGCTTCCATTTCTGCATGATCAAATGGTAATTCTTGGAACCATTTAGGTAACCGCATTTCGTCTACCGGATATGCAATTGAAGTATATCCCAATGGATTATCTTTTACCTTGCACACAATAACTTTCATGCCGTCAACAATTCCCATGCTGTATTTGTCTCCGTTCATACGCTTGAGCGTATTCCAGTTAATGGCAGCACGGACATGTCCCGGCATATTAATCTTACCCGACTTTGCTTCTCTTGCCTGATAGTCTGTAATGTTGTTAGCACGTTTTGGCGATCCTTTTTCCCAACCGGGCCGAGCTTTGAACTCTGTTCTGAACTCACTAATGCGATCTAGGATTTCAGTCTCTTGAGATCCATTAAGAACCTTAGTTAACACTTCAGTTAAAAATTCCTGCATAAATTCGGGAGTATCACTGCGCTTTAGATCCAACCCCATGGCTTTAATCTCACCTGGCTTTCCGTCAGTATCTTTACGCTTGCCTTCTTTGTCATACACCAATACTGCATAGCGTTTTTTAGTAATAAACAGGCCCTTGGCTGCAACAAGTTCTCGTCCTGCTTTGATAACCTCACCTCGACTTTTCGGACAGTGAAAGCTATCAAACATAAACTGTGGGAACGTACTGTTCACTTCGTTAGATACGCTGTCGTACAGTTGAACTACTGATTCTTTAGTCCAAGGAATTTCACCTCGATCTATTTCTTTCTTAAGGCTAGCATAGGCACTAAAATAGGCAGAGTCCGTATCACCATAGATAATTGATTTACCTAAGTGATCATAATCACCCGTAATAACTTCATTTATTTTTGAGGCCATATGGCGAGCAATTTGTCGTCCTGTAAGAGTGGTCGATTGACCAATGCGATTGTCGAAAAACCTACAGCCGACGTTAAGAATAGCACCGTACAAACTGTTAAGATTAATCTTTTTAACGAGCTGACGTTTATCCCAATATTCTTCTTCAATTTTATTCTCCGCTTTGATTGCTTCTTTAAGTTTGGCCTGCATCTCTTTACGTTCGGCATACCAACGCTTTAACAGTCCGGGAATAACCCCTTCCATTTCATGAGTAAAAATTGTACCGTTAGCACTTAGCATCCACGGTTTACCGCTGTTATAGATTACATCATAAATCTGTGCTCCGCTCATTACATCGGATTCACCGTTTTCCCAATCAACTACGATTTCGTTAGTTTTGTCTTGACTCATTACTAATTCATATTCGTCTGCACCGAACTTGCCTTCCCATGCAGCCGCGAAACTAGAACCCTTTGCGATCTTTGCATCGATATATGTTTTAGTATAGTCCTGACGTAGTTGTCCGACAATGGTTTCCGGGCCCATGTTCAGCGCACGAATGACAGAAGGATACAAT